CGCTCAGATGCCTTCAACTGTCGAGTTAACTCAGAATTGTTCCTCCCAAGACCATTAAGACCTTTACTAAGACCTGCAATAGAACGTTGGGCTTTGCGTAGGGAACGGTCCAAATCATCGGCATTGCCCATGATGGTAACGCTAATTACATGCCGTCCCACTACACTCACCTTCCCTTATTCTGGGCCTTCACTGCTTCAATGAAAGCCTCAATCTCAATCTGCGTTAAACCCCAATAAACATCAGGGGTTAACCCAGTTGCCATGCAGAAATAGGCCATACGTTCAGCCCTTGCTTCTGCTATTTGTCTTTTGGGTCGTCAGAGTCGTCCTCATCCAAACCCAACAGAGCAGTAATCTCTGGAAGCGTCATATCCTGTGCCTGCTTATACTGGGCCTTAGGGTCTTCACGCTTGAGAACCTGCCAAGCCAAAGCCACCAAAAGGTTTAGTTTCGGTAGATTCGGGTCTTCCAAAGAGGTGATGGCCAAACCTGCTTTACTCTCAGCAGTAGCCAACTCCCCCGCTGTCAATTCATCAATTTTACTCATGTTTATCTCCTTCGTTATAATCCGACAATCTTCATTGTCTTGTCCATTTCACTATCGAAACGGAATTCTATGTAGCCATTATTTGCTATAGCCAAAGCATTTGTCAGGAAGGGTTGAGACTCGTAATTCTTATACTGTCCATAATGAACAATGGGAGCATAAGGTCCAATCCCTCTACCCGCCTGAACAACCACCTTCCCTGACTCCCTAAGTTGACTAGTGATTGAACCTTTCAACCGTCCAGTCTTGTAGGGAGCCAGGGCTTTGGCAGTCCTAGCAACGGTGTCACCAGAGTCCTCGTAGGCTCTAGTCAAATCATTCATTTGAATGAACGCTTCCAACTTGGCAATCAACTCTTGGTCACCAGTAACAACCGCTGTAATCACTTAGGAAGTCACCTTGGTCGGCTCTTCGTTAGTGGGAATCTCGATATCGAAAGTCCAAGTGGTATTTGCCTCTCCACCAATGTCAGGCTTCTGGGGCAGGTCTACCGTTCCAACAAAATGCGGCTGGGCCTCAGTCGCAGTCTCATTGGCATGGGGAGCAAACAGATACGAAACGCCTTGCGTTCCACTGTTGTCCCAAAGGTAAGTCCAGAAAGAAGTCGGGTCAGTTGACTGAATAGCAGAAATGGTGAACTTCCATTCACGCACACCCGCTCCACCTACTGCATCGCAGAAGGTCAGTGCATTGTCCGAATCCGAATCTGACTCCTCATTTCCCAACACAACGCTAGTAGCGTCACACTGGTAATCTACATCGTCAATCGTGAACGTAAGCCCACGACCCTTAATACGGTTACTAGCCATCTTAAATCACTCCTTTTATAAATCTATTTCTTTGGAAACCAAAATCTTCACAGCAAGATACGCAGCATTATTAACTTCAAGTGAGAACGGTGCCTCAACTCTGTCAATGCCAAACGAACTTTCTGTGCCCAAAATGACGGTTTCAATCATCTTGTCAATTTCGTCAGTCTCAATAATGTTTGTGGCTTTAGCAGCAACCAAAGTTGCTGAGAGATTGACAACAAAGTCACAATAAGTTGGACCCTTATCCAAGTAAGGTGTACCTGCTGAAATGAGAACTACAGGAGGCTGGATGCGCTCAGGTAAATACGAGAACGCACTCAGCCCAGCCTCCTCAAGTTGTTCTTCCAATTCTCTACGAGTTTCAGCAAGAGCCATCAGATACCAACCACCATTGCTTTAGCAAGAATGGGGTAAGCACCCACCATTGGGTCACGGGCTACACGAACCGCTGAACCATCAAAAGATGCAAATTGACTAATGCCATTAGGTGCATTCCTACGATGGAACAGTTCTGAACCTGTCTCCAATATGGCTCGGTTTAGAATCTGGTCAGGCACATCAGATGTACCGACGTAATTCCACACCAGTTGGTATGCGTCTTCCCAACACTCCTCCACAAAGGAAAAGTCATCAGGTGACGCACCAACATACTTAGATAAAGTTTCTGCACTCATCAGGCAAACGTCGCCTTCACAATGTGGTCAGGACGTTGCACTGCAACAGCCAAGTACCCATAGACCGAGAAGGTATTCACCAAAGTGGTAATTTCCTGGTCGGACAGACGGAACGGCACACCTGGGGATTCAAGCGTCAACAGCGCATCGCTGTTCACAACCCACATAGTCTTAGCCGCTGCACCTGGGTCAACAATCACTGGAACACCCAGCAACGTAGCCGAAAGGTTAGTAGCCGAAGCCACACCAATCGTGTTAACGCTTGGGGTACGGAACTCCAACACAGGACGGTTAGCACCATCCACGAGAGTAGCCAGTGCCTTGAATACGTCAGGGCTAACAATGATGCTGTCGATGGACGAGTTAACGTCATCTAGCAACTGTGCTGCATCCACAACCGCACCAATGATTTCACCAGTGTCAGTCAGGTCAGGGCCAGTGATTGCCTGAGTACCCGTAGCAGCAACAACAGCCGCACGCACCTCATTATTGGTCGTGTCTGCGTAAGCAGCATTCATGGCATCGAAGTGTGCAGTCAGGATATTAACCTGATTCGTACGTTCAATTTCCTGGCGTGAAAGTACGGTGAATCCACCATAAGTTTTGACAGGGGCAGTCGCAGTTTCCAACTGGACCTTACCGTAGGCGAGTTTGTCACCTTCAAGTGCCTGCTGTTCGTACTGAACAGTGTTGCTCTTCAACTTCGCATACTCCACGTTCATGCCTGAACTAGGTAGAGCAGCAGTATCGAAAGCATTCAGAACCTTGCGCTGCTTGCTGAAGATATCAACCACAGACCCGATCCACTGGTCCTGGGAGATAGCATCAGCCACAACACCACCAGCAACACCATCAGCACTACCGTCATCAACGGTGTAACGCTTCTGAAGTTCTAGTGCATCTTCACGACCCTCAACAGCAGCCTTAATCCAGTGCCCATAGGAACGGAAAGACGGAAGTGCAGGCTCGGAAGGAGCAGCAACGGGAACCTCTAGAGTGTCAACCTTACGCTCCAAGTCTTCCAGACCTGAACGCAGTTCAACAAGTTCGTTATTTTCTTCGCTCATTTTATTTTCAACTCCTTTATCTAAAATATTTGTGTCCTCTCGGACTGTCAGAACATCGGCTTTGTCATATGCTGGGAACGGCACTACTGAAACTTCTCTCAGGCTTACCTTTGTCCTAACAGTGACTTCACCATCACGTTCATCTTCAATAGGCTTGAAACCTACTGAAAGTTTATTAAGTACCCCGTCCCTCATTAGCGTTAGGCATTCTTGGCCTAGTGGGGTGTCGCTAACTTTTGCCTCAATGACGTAACCTTCATCGGTTTCTACACCTCGGGTTACTTTGCCAATGGGCTGGTTGTGTGAGTAGAAAAGTTTAGTGTTCTCTACATCACTGATGGCTCCACGTTCGAAACGTTCTTTGAAGCCACCGAGATTGATTTCTTGATTCCACGGGACTGCAATGCCAGTGATTGTGTCTTCACTGTCGTCAGCCATACGGAATTCAAATTCAAGTTCATTCATGTTTATCATCCTTTCGCCTGTTGGCTTGTTTGCTCTTTGGCGTTTGTGTTATTTGGTTGGTATTCCTTCGTACCGCCAGCAATATCGTCAAGACTTGGCACTGGTCCTTGATAGCCTTCACGCTCCCGAACTTCCTCACGGCTCAGGAACCCATTCTTCAAAGCAATCTCATAAGTCTGGAAACGGTCATACTGATTCATTCGTAGTAGTGGCTCAGTGTTCAAACGAACAGTCTGGCCTCTAGGAATCAACTCAGTAAGAGCGTCCTCAATCTCACCAATGTAAGTAGATACTGTGTATCGAAGGAATTGGTTATTCTCATCACGAACATTTGAATATGTTGACGAGTTACCTTCCAGAGATAGGTTAAGTAGTGAATTAGGTACACCGAACATTCGTGCTACTTGCTGTGAACTAAAGTTTACTGATTCAATGAATTGGGCATCACGAGGGTTAAGGAATGTGTTTTGGTAACTAAGTCCATTCCCAAGTACCGCCGTTTTGTCCCAACCGCTCATGGCTTCTTGCCAACGCTCTCTGTAGAGGTTCGCCCATTCTTCTGACAACGGTTGGTCAGTTGAAAGAACACCAGTTGCTTGACCGCTTTCCTTGAACCAACGTGCTTGGTACTCTCTCAAGTCAAGGGCATTCTCTAGTTCTTGACGAACAACCTGAATCGGACCCATGCCATACACAGCACCAGGGGAACGGAACAGTTTCAAATGACGGAAATACTTTTCTGAGTAGTACCGACCATCCCACGACAACCGCTGTTTACGAGTCGTGTCATCAACCTCAATCACACACTCATTGGGGTTCAATACCTCAATGTTGCTAATCCTTCCCGCTTTATTCCTTTTAATCAGCCAGTAGGCGTTACCCGTTATAGCGAGTGAAGCCACAGTCTCCTCAAGAAAGAAAGAAACAGGCTGATTCAAGTCAGGACGTTGAACAAACGCTGGGGTATCCAACTGTTCATTCCCACGGAAAACCTCAGGATGTAGCCGACTAACAGTGTTCGACAGTAGTTGTGTACTACGAAACACAGCACCAATAGAAAGAGCACTATCTTGAGTTAACTGTACTTTGTTCCTAATTGGCGGTGTTGATACACGACCAGTGTTAATGTCCCAAGTGGGCGCAGTAATATCAAAATCGGTATCAAACGGGCTAAATGTGCTTTTCCAGG